GTCGCCGCTTGATTTCTCTATCCAGCAGAGGCAGTACACTCTCGACTTTGCAGCTTCTTATATGAATTGCCGGCTTGATCTTGAGCATGCGATCGGCATCAACCCTGACTCTGATGAATGGGCTGATTTATTTCGTCGTGTTGTTGGTAAGGAGCGTGAGTTGTTCATCTGTGGTGACTATTCCAAGTTCGGCGCGAGACTTCCGGCTTCTCTTGGCCATCTGGCCTTTAAAATAATTTCTAATTGGTATTGTAAATATATAGATGACCCCAATATAAGGGAAGAATTCGAGCAGGTTCTCAGTGTTATGGCATATGAAGTATTTAATGCCAAGCACATTGTATATAATACAATTTACCAATGTGTCTCTGGTCTTCCTTCCGGAAACACTTTGACAGTCATTTTAAATAGTTTAGTTAATTCTATGTTTATACGTATCGCCTATTTACACTTGACCACAGGCACGGTTTTTTCCGGCCTGGATAATTTCCACCGATACGTGACCCTTTACACATACGGAGATGATGTTTTAGCATCTGTTGACTCTTCCGTTGCACAATATTTTAACACTATTACTCTTTCTAAGTTTTTTGCTAAATATGATTTTAAATTTACAGATGCAGACAAAGATGGTGTTATTCCTACATTCAGAAAGCTCGAGGATGTTGAATTCCTCAAACGTGGCTTTCGCCCATTCCCCAGAAGCACAGTTGGCTTTTCTAATTTGATGTTGGCCCCTGTTGTTCTAGACACCATTAATAATTGCGCCCATTGGTATCGAAAGATGCATGATGAGCGCACTATGGCTATTGAGTTATCTCATGAAGCCGCCCGCCTAGCCTTTACACGAGGCCCCGACTTTTATAATAAGTTTTGCAATAAAATGCGAGCTGTTTGGATAGAGTTCGGAGAGACATTTACAGTCCCCTCGTGGAGGGAGCTGGCAATCCGAACCTACAAAAATAATGTTCCACTTCTCGCAATTGCGTATAAGCATTTAGCTCGAGTCAGATTGATAGAGAAAGTCGAAGGCTTACCCGATGCGCCCAACTAGACTACATCGGGTAGCAGAACCCCCGCACGGGGCATTTTTTGTCCGGGATGACCGGTTTTTTCCCCTGTG